CTTTCTTGCCGACCAGCGCGTCCTCCCAGCCGGAGTCGAGCATCTCGTTGACCTCGTCGTCCGTCAGCCGGTGGCCGACCAGGGCATTGGCGATCTCGCGGCCCGGCGCGATCTTGTTGGTCGCCGGATTGTCGTAGGTCAGGTCGTTGGTGATCTTCCAGAGCTCGAACATCTCGCCGGTGTTGTCGTCGATGACGGCTTCACCGGAGTCCATGTCCCACAGGTTGAATTTGTAGGTACACATCATCGCGTCTTTGCGTTTGTCGCGAAATTGCGATGGCTGTTCGTCCATGGCGACGAGCTCGACGAGGTACTTGTTGGAATCGTCGACGGCGATCGACGGCGCGAATGCGTTGGTTGGTTTTTGCGGCATCTTGGGATTCCTGCCCACACGCGCGGATACGGCGCCGCGCTCGCCACTGGTGGAAAACCCTTCAACACACGGATGACGATGGCCACCACCGCGGCCACGATGAGCGGCGCGATGGAGAGGATGACGGCGAACGCTAGCCACTCGCGGACCGAGATGTGGTCGGCAGCGCGGTACTTCACCGCAACCCCAGTCGGCGAGAGCAGGCGGGCCAGGCTCCCCATCCCTGGACGGCGAGGCCACGCTCGGCGACGGCGATCTGCGCGGCTGGCGATGCCAGGTCGGGACGCGACGCGTACGCCAGCCCACCGTGATTGCGCCAGAAGCTCAGGTCTTCCTGCAGCCCGCCGTAGTAGCCGTTGCCCGTATTGATGCCCCAGTTACCGGTGGACTCGCACTGGGCGAGACGCAGCCACACGGACGGCAGCGGCTCGGGTGTCGGCTCGGGCTCGGCGACAACGTCCGGTGCGTCGGACGTGTCGTCCGTTGCAGCGGACACGAGATGCCCGTCAGCATCTGAGGCGTGGATGGCCAGGGCAGCCCCGAGCGTCGAACCGACGACGATGCCGAACACCACGCCGACCGCGAACCTGGCCACTAGCGAGTCACCTGGGGCATGGTCGGCAGCACGTGGTCACCCTCGTGGCCGCTCGGCAAAACGCAGGCGTCCACCCAGTGGACGAACTCGCCGCGCTGGATCGCGCCCCGCGTGATTCGGTTGAGCTTCATCCACGAGCCCTCCAGGCCTCTCAAGTTGAAAAAGGCGTAGTCGCAGCGCACGCGCTGGTGTCGTTTCATCGAACTTCCAGTCGTGACGAGCGGGTGATGTCCACGCCCGCGGGAATCTCGCCCGTGGTCCGGTAGCTGTCGAGAATGGCCCGCTTGTCGACGCTGGTGGTGGTCACCGTGCGCACGAACTCCGACGGCACCAGCACCTCCTGGATGACCTGCACCGCCGGCGGGTTGGGGCGCACGCGCAGCGAAAACCGGCCGGTGTCGATGCGCTCGGAGCCAAGCTCTTCCATGTGCCGCTTGACGTAGTCGCGCAGCCGCTTGGCTTTGCGCTGGTCCTGGGCGGCCAGGTCACGCATGCGGTTGGCTTCGGAGCCGCGCATGGCGGCCATGCCCTCGCACTGGGTGATCAGTCCGGCGATCGCCTCGGCCTTGTGGGTGATCAGCCCGGCCAGCGCGTCGAGTTGCCTGGCGAGCTCAGCCTCGTCCGCGTCCGGATCCTCGAGCAGGTCGAGGATGTGCAGGTAGTCCGCACTGAGCGCGTACAGGGTGGTGCTGCGCTGCGCCAGCGCGTCGAAGGCGCGGCTGGCTTCGGCAACGGACACGGCGGTGCCAGGGGTGGTGTCGGCCATCGAACTAGGCCGCGGCGGGCTCGAGCGACTCGGACGGGCTGGTGGCGATCAGCGCGTCGCCCTCGGCGACGACGTCGCGGATCCTGTAGATGATCAGGGTGCGGACGGCAACGCCTTCGCGTTCGGCGACCTTCTCCAGTTTTGCCCACGCGCTGTGCGTAATCGGTAGGGAGAGCATCGGCATGCCGCCCAGTCTGCGACGGACGGACCCGAAAGAGACGTCAGTCCGGTCAGTGCTTGCTATCCGCTGACCACGGGGCCGGCGCTAGAAGTACCGGTCCGGGAACCACTCGAGGCGGAGGCGATTGATCGTCTGCCCCGGCGTCTCCTCGCGGTCGCCACGGTACGGCGCAAGGTAACCATGCAGCGTGACGTGGTGCCCCACGTGGGTAGCCTCGAGCACGGCTTTGACCGTGACCTTGCCGTCGCCGAGGGCTGCCCGCAGGCGCTGGTCGAAGTCGGCTTCAGAGACCGCTCGCGCTCCCTTGTCCGGCCGCGGCTTGCGCCGCCGCGGTTTCTTTTTCATGCGCAGCAGGTGATCGGCGAGCAGGTCCTCTTCGAGCGGCACCTGTTTGAGGCGTTTGCCCAGGTCCTCCACCGTGTGGGTGAGCTCCTCGAGGTGCCACTCGTTCAACAGCGCCTTTTGCCACGGCGTACGGAACTGCGGCCCCGACGGGATAGAGGTGAGCGTGACGTCGGCCGCGACTTCCCACAGAAAGTGGACCGCGTCATACGTCATGACCGCGTCGGGCAGGTCGATGCGCTGGCCGTCCCTGGTTTCGATCCACGACACGAGATGCTCCTCGACCGACTGGCGCCGCTCGAGTCGATGCTTGGCCGCGGTCAGCGCGAGGATCTCCGGATCGTCTGACGACGTGTGGGGCCGCAGCAACAACATGCCGGGATGATCGGCCACTTCCTGCTGGCTGTAGCCCATGACCGCACAGAACGCCTGGTTGGCGTTGACCAGTACGCCGCGCGCGTCGGTGGCCCAGGCCAACCGTACCGTGTACGCCTGCCACGCTTCGTCCCTCTGCACTCCACCCATTGCCACACCCCTTCGCCTCGTGCGACAGACTCCGCGACCCCTCTCCCCGCGGTCTTGTCTAGAGCATATGTTCTACACTGTTTCGGGTCAGTGTGGCCCGTCACAGGTATCGACAGTCCGCGTATCGATGACGGTGACGTATCGATACGGCATCGAAAACACTACCACTTCTTGATATGCCGCGCATCAAAGTGATAGGTACACTGCCACTATGCTGAACGCAGTGGTAGGAGAGAAACTTGTCAGCGTGCGCCTGAGCCAGGCGATGTTCCGTCGGCTGGAGATCCTCGCCCGAGAACAGAAACGTAGCCTGAGCGCTCAGGTGGCCCTCATGGTCGAAGAGTGGTTTGCCAGGCAGTCAACCCCGAAACCGCCGAAATGACGCGGTTTGCCGGCATCGTCAGTGCTCCACGATCACTGACCGGACTGACGTCACATGAGCCTGGTCACAGGCCAGACTCGGAGCATGCCCAGAAAACTCGCGCTGCCGCCCATGGTCGAGGTCACCTACGTTCGCAGCGCGGACGATGAACTGCTCTATGTCGAAGCCCTGAGGCTCATCGCCGGCTGGATCCGCGAAGACCGGGCACGCCAGGATCAATCTGTAGTACAATCGAACACATGGCACCCAGACCGCCAGCACGCCGACGAACAACCCTCGGCCCGCTAACGATTTTTATCCGTCCACAGCGCGTCGCGGCGTACGGCCGCGTATCCACTGACGTCCAGCGCGAAGCCGAGTCGATCAAAGTTCAGGTGCTCAAGCTCGAGAGCACCATCCGCATTCGCGAGAACGCCGAGCTGCCCGACAAGGACCAGTTGCAGCTCATCGACTCCTGCTGGGACGAAGGCATCAGCGGCACCATCCCACTCGAACACCGACCCGAAGGGCGCCGTCTCGTCGCCCTGATCTGCAGCTACGGCACCACCGACTGCGACGGCAACTGCATGGGCAGCCAGATCGATCAGGTCTGGATCACCAAGCTCGACCGACTGGCGCGCAGCCTGCAGATCCTGATCAACATCGCCTCTTTCCTGACCGCTCATCGCGTTGCGCTGGTGTGCATGGATCCGGGCATGGACACGTCGACCGAATCAGGACGGCTCGTGTTCAACGTGATTGCCTCGATCGCCCAGTGGGAGCGTGGCACGATCCTCGAGCGCACCGTGGCCGGCAAGCATCAGAAAGCTTCGGAGGGCAAATTTGTGGGCGGCCGCAAAGCCTATGGGCTCGTCACTGACAGCAACGGGCACCTGGCCCTGGACACGACCTACGACGAGAACCTCAAGATGATGCGCTACGAGGTCGTTCAGAGCGTCTTCGAGAACATCGCCCTGCACGGCTCGACCGCATGGCGCGAAGCCCAGCGTATCGGGGTCACCGACCGTCGCTTGAACTGGATGCTGCACAACGTCCGCTATAAGGGTGAAGGCGGCATCCTCGACAAGAATGGCGAGTGGACGAACGCAGCCAGCAACCCGCCCCCGCAGGTGGTCACGCCCGAGGTGTGGGATGCAGCCCAGGCCGCGCTCGCTAACAACAAAAAGAACTCCAGCCGCAACCGTCATTACGATTACCTTCTCAGCCATGTCCTGATCTGCCACGAGCCGAATGGCGAAGGCATCTGCGGACGCGTGTTCACCGGCCGCACTGAGGCCCGCCACAAGTATCAGGCGAACTACACCTACTACTACTGCTCCCGCACGATGAAACAGGCACACTCGCCATCGCAGGCTGGTTGCACCGCAAAAATGCTGCGCGCCGGGGACGCGGAGGATGCGGTGTGGGCCGAAGTCAAAGCCGTGGTTCGCGATCCCCACGCGTACCTGGCCATGCTCGATGACGGACGCAGCGAACAGTTGCGCATCCAGCTTGACGCAGAGCTGCAACAGATTGCCGCGCAGATCCAGCGCGCGAAGACCGAGCACGAAAACGTCCTGCGGTCGGGTGAGTTGGGACTCCGCGATTACGCGAGCACCGCGGTACGCGTGAAAGAGGTCATCGACCAGACCAACGCGCTGTACGAGCGGCAGGAGGTGATCGAGCTCCAGTTGCGTTCGATCGGCATGGACCGGGTCGCTGCCGAGCGCAGCGCCATCACCGTCGCCGACATCGCCGAAAAACTGGACGAGATCGAGGCAGCAGATGACCGCAAACGGAAAGCGGCACTCATCCGCGCCGTGGTCAAAAGTGCCGAGGTGCGCACTGTCAACGGTCGTCCAACGATCAGGCTGGAATTGCGACTGGGCGCCGCCATCGATCTGGGCTCGACAGTCCCACACATAGGTTCGATAGATTCACGCTCAGGTCAAGAAGCGTCGGACAATACACAACTCCAATCTCAGGATCCGTCGAAAACCGCCCGTGTTGGAGCGACCTACGCGGAGGACAACCCCCAGGTGGAGCAGGAGGAATTCGTCATCGTCCGCGAAATCAGCCTGCCGCCATCTCGACGCGGCTCCGCGGCATGAGTGCTAGACTCACCAACGCAGTGTGTTTGGGTGCCAATCCGCTCGCTGCAGCCCCTGTCCTCCTATGAGGGCAGGGGATTCTTTTTGATGCGGAACGATGTACGCTGATGACTATGTCTGTGCCTGAGCAATGCGATCGCGCTGGTTGTCAGGCGACGATCGCCACCTTCTGTCCTCTCACATGACGTTCACGTGCCCGATCTGCGGACGAACGCGGGAGTTCACCCCATCCCGGATTAACAGGCAATACACGTGCGGGGGCGATTGCCGACGAGCGCGGCTTGATCGCGCACGTGACCAGCGCTTCTGGTCAAAAGTCGATAAGACCGCATCGTGCTGGCTTTGGACCGGCTATGTGAACAACCATGGCTACGGGGTATTCGGCAGACATCGCCAGACGCAATATGTCCACCGGTTCGCCTATGAACGGTTGGTTGGCCCCATTCCTGAAGGCCTGGAATTGGATCATTTGTGCCGCACGCCCAGTTGCGTCAACCCTGAGCACCTGGAGGCAGTGACACATCGAGAGAACTCCCTCCGTAGTGACAGCCCTCATGCGAGGGAGGCCCGTCAGACGCACTGCATCCATGGGCATCCGTTCTCCAAGAGCAACACCTATGTGACCAAATTAGGAAAGCGCCAATGCCGCCAATGTGCAGCTCGGAGGATGCGTGAACGACGTCCCGCAAACGTGTGAACGATCTGGATGCCAAAAGCCCGTCGAGACGTGGTGTGTTCTATGCCTGCGCTGTTTTTGTCTCGAGCATGACAAGTTGCCGGACGGGCATGTCTGCCTGAGTGCCATGCGTTTCAACACCAGTCGCGTGCTCGACGACGACGAGGTCGAAGCCGCCCTCGAGCACTTCCAACCACTGCCATGACCAGACACCTGTTTGCCGTCGTCAAGAATCCCGCGTATGGCGACCGCGCGCCCGAGCGACTCACACCCTCCTGTCACGATGGCTCCGCGCCGCTGACGATCCAGTGCTCGTGCGACGCCCAGATGCACCTGCACGAGTCACAACTTGCCGCAGTTCCAGAGCATGCCATCATCCGCTCGCGCTGTTCAGGCTGCGGCGACGCCCTCGAACTGGACGTGGACGAGCTCAAGAAGGCATACCAACTGATGCGCGACCTGGGCTGGCACGCGTGAAATGTCGCTAGACGAAGGGCAAACCCACTACGTGGGCGACGGGTGTCAGCCAGCCCACGATCCGCGCATCGACGCTGAGCCCGTCGTTCTGACCGACGCCCAGATCATCTACGACTTCGGCCACGAGATCGGACGGCTCAAGCACGAGGTCGAGCGGCTGCAACGCGAGAATGGGTCACAGGCCCGCATGTATGCACTCTGCGAAGACACGTTGCGCGACCGTCAGGAGAAGGTCAAGCAGGCTGAAGCCTTCGTCGATTGGCATCTGAAAGGGCAGCCGCGTACGCCAGGAACGCTCTATCCGATGACGTACGCCACCCAGAATCTGTGGCATGAGGAATGGGACCGTCGCCTCGCTGCTCTCATCGCGGCGCTTACTAGAGAGAAGGCCAATTATCTATGACAAACGTGATCCTTGATGCGTTTCGCCGACGGTTCGGGCACAACCCCGAAATCAACGAATTGACGCCGTTCGGCTTCTTTGAAGCAGGCTGGCTCGCCAGATCATCCATGGACAGCACGGTGATCGAGGTTGGGAGAGAGCAACTGGCCTACTGGGGCGCAGCGGTCACCCTCGCCGAGTCGTTCATGTCGCTGGTCTACTTTCGTGGCGGCATCCGCGAGTGGGACACGCCAGCAACACCCGCGAAGGAACGCTGGCATACGGCCATCGCTGAGACTGAACAAGCTTCGCGGCAGATAGCGGCGCTGCTTGATGCACCCTAAAGCGAGTTAGTCGAATGAACCGTGATGAACTTCGATTTGCCAAGTACGTCGAGAAAACGGATACCTGCTGGTTATGGACAGGTGCGACCACGAACGGCTATGGGTCGTTCCGCGCGGGCAAGGTTATGGCAGGTGCGCATCGTTTTGCCTGGGAATGGGCTCACGGGGAAGCAATACCAGAGGGGATGGAAATTCACCACGTGTGTCGTACGCCCAGATGTGTCAACCCAGCACATCTGGAAGTCACCACCCGCCGCCGTAATCTGCAACAGCGCAGATATGACTCATGGCGCGAGTTAGCCGGTCCCGCTGGTGGCGTTGAGGCCGAACTTGTAACAGTGACGCTGAATTCCGAGCAATCAGCCTGGGTTCGCGCCCGAGCAGCCGAGACGAACAGTCCCGTTCAGGACGTGGTAGAGCGGGCCGTATACCGATACATTCGCGGGCTGCTCAAGGATGAAGCGCGCAGACTTTCGGCTAAATCCCGGAATGTCTAGCAAACCTGACATGCTCGCGGCGGCAGGCGAATTAGCCGAACGCGTCAAGGCGCGCGAGTGGGAGGGCGGCATCAGGATCGTGCTGCAAGGGTCGATGCGCGCCGTAACAAAGCCCGGTGGCGTCGATCTTGAGGCAGGCTTCAGAGCAGACGTGTTCTATGACACTCGCTCACGCCGGCCAGCGTTCACCCTGGTCGCGGAGACACCGCAACAGGTGCTGCGCGACCTGGCAGCACTGCTCGACGACCAGGCTTGATAACGCTAAGAGCACGTAGGATTGTCAAGCTGGCCAAATCGCTCCCGTTTGCCCTGGAACGATGGGTGTACGCGCTCGAGCAGGCGCACGCGATGCCGCCGCCCTGCGACGTACACCCCAGCGCTGCTCGAGCGCTAGACGAGGCCCAGGACTCTGAGCAGGATGACGATGATCAGTACGGTGATAATCAGCCCGCCGACGCCGTACACCATGTCAGATCATCCGCGAGATGGCCAACCCGGCGAACATTCCGAACACGATCAAGGGGTTGAGCGGCAAGACGCCGACCAGCCCGATGACGGCCAGAATCAGGATGATGATCGCGAGAATGAGTCCGATCGTAATCGGCGGCATCGCAATATTCATGGTTGCTCCTTCACACCAGCCAGACGACGCTGAAGCCGCCCAGACGTTCAAAGTCTGAACGGCTCAGGATGTCGTAAATCCCCTTGTAGCCTTGCGCGCTGTTGGCCACCCACAGATTGGTGCCCTGCACCCCGCGCAGCGCGACCCAGTGGTACCAGTTCGCTCCACTGAGCATGCCCGGCGTTTCACGTGCCAGCGCGTACACCGAGTCATAGTCGAGCCACCCCTGCGCGCTGTCCTGGCCGTACTCCCCGAGCACCCGCTGCAGCTCGGCGCCTGAGCCATCCATCAGCCCGTAGGTCGGGTTGATCTCCTCGGTGTAGCCGATCTGCATGGTGGTGGTGTAGCGATCACTCGCAGCCTCCATGCCGGTCGCTACCTTGAGCCAATCCAGGCTGCACGCCGCACACGTCCAGTCGAGCAACTGGGGCTCCATCGGTGTGTAGGGATCCCATCGAACCGCCGGTGGTGCCGGCTCGATCCCTGCTAGAAAGCTAGGCGGTTGACCTTGTTGTCTTCTTCGTAATACCAGTACTGTGCGTCTCTCGCGAGCGTGAGACTTACCTTCCGTCCGGGCTCGAGGATCACGTACTGCTCATCGCTGCGGGCGGAATCGTTATTTTCGTCGATGGCGGCCTGCACGCCTGGCCCGATGTTGTAGTCGGTCATGTCTGAGTCGCCTCCAGCCTCTTCAGCACCTGGTCATCGAGTACCCATCTGGCCTCGCCGTCGGTGTCGATCACACGCTGCTTGACCTCGGCCGCGGCCTGCTCGGCACTTTTGGCTTCGCGTGCCAGACCGGGCTGCATCGCTACCATGACGTGCAGCGACTGGCCCAGCAGCGCGTCGGCGCCACCACCTGGCGGCCAGTACGACACGCTGCCGCAGCCCTCGAACGGGCACGGCACCACGACCACGTTCTCGTTGGGCGTGCCGTCAACATTGACCCCGTAGCTCACCGTGGCGGGATCGAGTGTGCCCTCGTGGCTGCCGCCGGGAGCGTCGGCGTGCTCGTACTCCCACGCGGTGGGATCGTTGAAGGAGGTGACTTTTACAGACATGGTTAAGGGTTCGCCTCCATGACCACGTTGGCCCCCGCGATATTGTTGTTGTAACTCGTGGTCCCCGTTGCGGTAACCAAGACAGCCAACGAGACGGTGTCGACAGACCCTGACAGGATGATGGGTTGACCACAATTCGAGACAAGCCAGGTGGCATTCTTCGTAAAGGTTGGAGTGATCGCCTTCCTCGCCTTGAAACCGAAGAGCGTGCCGGTGGTGATCCCTGCCCCCCCATAGAAGGTGAACACAATTTCGTTCTGGAGCGCACCGACCACTTCGTAGTACCGTAAGCATCTGGCGAAGTCGTCGGCCGGGTGCATGGGCACGTAGTTGGCCGCCTGCGAGCCCACCACCAGCATGGCGTTGTCCACGTAATACGTGCCCGCAACGTCGAACACCACGCGTGCCTGGAACTGCGACGCACTCGCCCCGGCCGTGCCCGTGACCGTCAGGGTCTCATATGCCCCACCACCCGTGTGGTACGCGCCCAACGCGGTCGCGCCCGTCGAGTCGAAGAGTGACAGTCGGCATCCGTTCGCCACGCTGCACTTGACCCGCGCGGAAAGGGAATAGGTCCGCCCACGAAACTCCTGGCCTTCGGTGGTGTTGGGGATGAGATAGCTCACCAGCAGGTTGGTGGGACCTCCTGTGGCAACGATTGCCGCGCAGGTGCCGCCGCTCTGTGCGGCATTGGCCGTATCGCGTGAAACGCTCATCGTACCCACTGGCGCGACCATCCATCGGTCGGCCGACCACGACCCACTGGCCGTAAATGGGCCTGCCCCTCTTTGCCAAATTTCGAAGCCGCCATTGGTCAGCAGGTTGTCGCGCGCGACGTCCGCGCCCAGCATGGCGTTGGTGATCGAGCCGCCAGGGATCGCAGACGGAGCAATCGCCCCACCCTGGTGCGCCCCGCCGTGGTTGTGGCCGGTCACGTTGTTGAACAGCGCGTCCACCGTCCGCAGGGAATTCGCCAGCGACAGCGTCAGGTAGTCGGCGTTGTCATCGGTGTCGACCGCCGTCGCCAGATTCAGTTCAGTGGTTGATCCGCTCATGTCTCCTCCTTAAAGGAAGCGCGTCTGTGCAATGGGAAAACCGCGCAGGTCACCGATACGGGTGCCGCGCGTGCGGCCGATCACGCCCAGGATCTCGATGATGCCGAACTGGGTCGCGTTGATGTCCAGCGCCCACGCCTGCCCCCCGAACGCCGAGTGCGCCACCATGCGTTCGGTGTAGTCGAACAGCGCCACGTTGAGGATCGTCTCGTCGGGGAACTCGAGCGCGACCGTGGCCGGCGCCGCGGCAGCCTGCATGACCATGTCACGGATGAAGCGGCCGCTCTGCCGAATACTCGCCCCGTCACGCCGCGCGACGAAATCCTGAGCGGCCACCGAGAAGGTGAAGTCCCGGCGGAACTGCGGCACGAGCCGCTCGTGGAGCCCCACCCCCTGCAGCACCATGCTGCTGGCCGTGCTCGCCGAGCTCATCGTAATTTTGAGCTCGATGGCGTTGCCCGCGATCGACTGCCCGAGATCCTGACGCTGGCCGTTGAAGGTGAACGGCGTGTCCCAACTGATGAAGTCGCTGGTGGGAGGAGGCGTGGTCGGCGGCATGCCCGCGGAGCCGCGCAGACGGTAGCTCAGGTCGACCTCGGCGCCTTGCGGGAACCACGGGCCGAAGACGCTGGCGCCGACGAACTGTTTGTTGTCGGCCTGGAACATGGCGTGGTGCAAGGGCACGACGACATAGCTCGGCCCCAGGGTGAACTCGGCGCCCGAGTCGGGCGTCAGCGGGAACGGCACCAGTTTGATCCAGTCGTAGCCGCCGTCGGCGAAGCCGATGTAGAGCCGCGCGTCGGAGGGGATGTTCGAGACCCACAGCGCGGTGGCCTTGCGGCCGGTCCAGTGCGCGATACACCCATCCCACTGGTCGGCGAAACTGTAGCTGGTGCCCGTGTCGGTCTGGCCCGGCTCCCAGTTGCCGTACGTCAGCAGGTAACTGGTGTTCTTCGCGGCGTTGTAGATCACGCCGAAGGCCATCTGGCTGTTCCAGCCCTCGAACGCCTGGACGGGGCCTTTGACCTCGCTGATGTTCGAGAGCGCGCGGCCCGGCCCTTCGGCGGTAAGCACCGCGCCGCCCTGCATGTCGAGACGCCAGAAGGCGTGGTCGGTCCGAAACCACAGGCTGCCCTGCCACGCGGACGCGGTGCGGGCGTTGTCCGGATCGACGGTGCTCTGCAGGCCCGGAAACAGGTCGTTGTCCGACCCGTCGCCATTGGTCGTAAACACGTCGCCATTGGCTTTGAAGATGCACAGACGGTTGGTGGTCTGACGGATCGCGGTGATCGGGATCGACGGGTTGCCGATCAGGATCGGCCCCGACCACGAGCCGGCGACCTTGGGATCGTTGGTGCATTTGCGGATGACGCAGGCGGCCGAGTCGGCGGCCCAGAGCTCGTCGCCGACGATCTCGAGCAGGTTGGCCGAGAACCCCGCGGGCAACGCGCAGGTGGTGGTCACGCCGGCCGCGCGCTCCTGCAGCACGCCGTCGTTCCACGCCACGTAGAGTGCGTCGACGGCTCCCGCGTAGGCTCCCTTGTAGCGGGCCGCGTCAGTGGCGATCTGGCCGGCGCGGGTGATCACGGCTGCCTGGCCCGTATTGGTGTCGTCGTTGCGGACCAGGACATTGGCCCCGGCCAGAATGAAGACGGCCAGCGTGCCCGAGGCGTTCAACGCCTCGACGAAGCGGCGCACCGAACCCGTCGCGGGAGGCACGATCGGATGCACCAGCGGTCCCTGGCCGAACAACCCGCCGGTGACCCAGCAGTCCATCGCGTAGTGGTAGCGGTGGTCGGTATTCGAGGACTGCACGCTTTCGCCCATGCCGCCCGTCGGCTTGAACATGAACGTGCGTTCCTTATAGATCGGCGCCGAGTCGTAGTCCTGCGCCGGGGGGAAGTAGGGATCGACCGGTTTCTGCTTCTTCCCCACCAGCAGGCCCGTCTGCCCGGGGATCAGCATCAGTCCCTGGCGGAAGATCTGCTGCGCGGTGGTCTGGCGCGTGTGGCCGATCAGTTGCGGCCGCAGTTGGCCGATCGTCTTCGGCCGCAGGTCGCCGATGGTGTGCGGTCCCGTGATCGGCTGGTCCATCAGGCCCAGTCGAAGGTCCCATGGCCAGGGACGGCGGCGCGACGACAGGGTGGGCATTTCTCAGACTACGCCGTGGTGTTGTTGGTGATGATGCCCTGGCTCTGCAGCGCGACCAGCAGGTCGGTCAGCACCGTGCTGCGGATCATGCCGCGGCGTCCGCTGATCGCCAGTGGTGTCGGTGTCCAGGCAGGCCCAACCGCCCCGGCGGCTCCCTGCGGCCCCGTCGCGCCCTGAGGCCCGGTGAGTCCGGTCGGGCCGGCAACGCCCGGATTGCCCTGCGGCCCGGTCGCTCCAGGGGAGCCCTGTGGACCGGTGGAACCCTGAGGACCAGCGACCCCCTGGCTGCCGGTCGGGCCGGCGCTACCGGTCGGCCCCTGCTGGCCAGTATTGCCGGTGGCTCCCTGCGGACCGGTGGGTCCCGGAATCCCCTGCGGACCCTGTGGTCCGACCGGGCCGAGCGGACCGGCTGGGCCGCCGAGATTGCCCTGGTATTGCCACACGGCCGCGTTGATGACGTTGGAGGTCAACAGCCAGTACTGGTCGTTCCACGCGTTGAGCCACAGCGTCCCGACACTCAGGGTGTAGTCCTGGGGCAGCGGATTGCGCGTGTCGACGACCCAGCCCGGGCCGAGCGAACCCTGTGGTCCTGGCTGGCCCTGAGGACCGGCTGGTCCCGCCGGGCCAACCGGCCCCACCGCGCCGGGTTGCCCCTGCGGGCCTGGCGGTCCCTGCGACCACGACGGCGGCCCGGCAGGAACGCCGAGCACGCTGCCGTTGATGACCGCGGGATCAATCACCGATTGACCCACGTGCGGCTGCCGCTCCACCGCAGGGTGCTCGGCCGTAATCCGATGCTCGAGCGGAAGCCGATGGTGGTCGGCCGACTGGGGCCGAACATCCGCGCCTGGTAACTGAACTCGGCCGCGGCCATCACCTGGGTGGCCTGCGTGCCGCCCGCGGCCGCGGTCATCAACCGTGCGGGAAAGCGGTGCCAGGCTTCGATGTGGCCGGCGGCCGCGGCGTAGTCGAGGTCGACGTCGAGCACGTCGCTGTCGAGGGTTGGCCCGCTCGAGTCGAGGCCGTTCACGCGCGACCAGGCCGGCCGCCACACGCTGAGCCACATCGACACGGGCGCCGCCCAGTACGCGCTGCCCATCAGGATGATGTGGCCGCCCTGAGACACGGCCTCGAAGGGCGCGTCCGTCCACGGCTGCAGCCAGCCGTACTGGACGCGATCGATCTGCCACGGGTCGGTCAGCCACGGCAACTGGGCCGTCACGTCGATGCCGCCGTACTGGGCCGTCGGCTGCACCTGGATCAGGTCGGGCAGGAAACAGCGCCGCAGCCCGGCCAGGACGGCCACGCGCAGCTCTTGCTCCGGGTTCAGGTGGTGGAACTCGCACACCTCGCCGGGTGAGGGGATGGTGCCCCACGGGTGGTCGGGATAGACGCGGCCCATGTCGGGGTCGTAGCTCGCGACCAGCCGCTGACGGTCGACGACGTCGAGCGTGATCGGCGTCCCGTCCCAGGTGACGCCGCGGCGCAGCAGCCACAGGTTAGTGACCGAGTCGAGGTCGATCTGCGACTGCAGCATGGGGAACGAGACGAAGGTGAACTGCGCGGTGTTCGGGATCTGCCGATCCGTGAACGCCGAGGAGTACGGCCCCAACCGCCGCGCGGTGTCCTGCTCGAGCTGTGCGAGCGTGGTGCTCACGTCTTCGCCCGTTTCTCCCTATCCGTTTCTGTCTCCGTCTGGGACGCGGCCTGCGTGGCTGGTGGGGTCAGACCGGTGGAGTCGAGGATCTCGACCTTGCCGTCAACCCACAGGCTCCTGACGTATTCAATGTCCTCGTCGCTGAAGTCGGTCTCGTGCTGCGGGCCGTAGACGATGCCCTCCTGGCCGGGGCGCGGATCGGCCGCAGGCGCCAGGAAACGCACTCTCGCCATTACTTCTTCCCCTTTTTCGTGTCCTCGGGCTCGAGCGGCTTCGTGTCGCTACGCCCCGTGCGGTCGCCATACTCACCGGTGGACTCGACGTCCTCGCGACCGGTGCGTTCGCCGTAGTGGCCCGCCTCGGCGACTTTCGCATTCGCCGCTTCGTCGGTAAGCAGGCTGACCTTGCCGTCGGCTTTCCACGCGGCGGCCTGTTCGTCCGTCGTCTCGAACACGGTGCCGGGGGCGATCGGTCCCTCGGCATCCTCGAGTGGCGCCAGTGCGCGGACTGCGGTCATCTGGTCTTCCCCCTGGTTTTTGTCGTCCCGGCAGCCTTTGCCGTCACTTTACGGCTGACCATCGGCGGAATGTAGGGCGGCAGAGCCGTCGCGCCGGGGGGCGGTCCCTGCGACGGCGACAACGGATTAGGCGTAAGTTTGGGCTTGGCAGTTTTGCGGACGGGCATTACGTCTTCTTGCCCTTTCTGGCGGGAAGCTTGTTCTCTTTGACGCCTTTGAGTTTCTTCTGGGCGTCGGTGGCGTCGAAGCCCGGCACGCCACCACCCGCGGCCAGCCCGAAGAACCTGGCTTGAGCTCGGCTCACCGGGCGTTTATAGGGTCGTCCGACGGGCATGACTCAGACCGTGGTGAACGTCGCGTCCTGCGACAGGGTGACGGCCGTGCCGACCGTGACAGTGATGCGGTAGTGGTAGAGCGTCGCGGTGGTCAGGCCAGTCAGGTTGGCCAGGATGGCGCCCGAGCCCGAAGCAGGCGTCGCCGCCTGATTCGAGCCGTACGCCGTGGTCGTGCCGTAGTTGACCGCCATCGCGGTACACGGCTGATCCACCGTCCAGTTGACCGTGGCGGTCGTGGCCGCGATGGGCGTGACCGACTGGCCGCGCACCGTCGCGCCGGCGAGCGAGAGCTTGCCGTCGCGCAACATGGCGCGCACGGCATTCTCGTCGGTCACGGTGGCCTGATCGCCCACGCCGTGGATCAGCGTGGGCGTGGTCGGATCCTGGACGCTCGCCAGGAAGATGACGCTACTCATCCTGGCCTCAACCAATATCCATATCTAGTCATGCAACAATCGTTCCTGTGACTCTGGAATCAATCGAATATTCAGCTCGTTTACTGGCAGCGTTGCCGCCTCTCAGCGAAGCCCTGGGGCGTCCACTTATTCCGACCATGGATAGTTGGATCATATGGAGCCGTTTCTGGCAACAGGTTATGTGCATGGTCAGCACGCGCTGCTGGGTGTGGACTGGCAAGGTAACCAGTGATGGATATGGACGCACACGCGCCCGTGGACCGGATGGAGGTGTCGCGATGGCCCACCGTCTCATGTTCACCTGGCTGGTTGGACCAATTCCGCTCAACATGACTCTTGACCATCTGTGCCGCAATACCGGGTGCGTGAACCCTGAGCATCTCGAGATCGTCGATCGTGGCGAGAATGCTCGACGAGCTCGAACGAAGGACCGTTGTGTTCGTGGGCACCAACTGACATCCGACAACGTTGTGCCCATGAGCAATGGCGGTCGCCGTTGCCGAATTTGTCGCGATTCGTACTACGCAAGGAACAACGAGACGGTACGTGCGCAGAGACGCTCGAGGTACGAGCAGCGAGTAGGGCGCCCGGTACTGCTCCCCGTAGGAGAACGAACTGAGTGCAAGTGGGGTCACCCGTTCGACGAGCAGAACACGCGGTATACGAAAACGGGAATGCGCCAGTGCCGCGCATGCGGCAACCGGCGCGACCGTGAACGTTATGCGAATGACCCAACTCGCAATGCATCTGTCAAAGCCAGGGCTAAAGCTGCAAAAAGTACCACGCAGAATGCGTGATCAAATGCAACTAACCCTCACCTCCAACTGCCGCCTTCTGCTGCACCACCCCGAACGGGTACCGGGAGGCTTTGGTCGGCTGTTGGCGATTTACGGGATTTGGAACTGCCCATGCAAAACGCGCGATCACACGGAGCGCCACCATGTCCTGCTGGAGCAGGTTGAACTGGATCACCGGCGGGCTGCCGTTGTCGGTGATGACGCCCGTGTCGAAGAGCTCCATGCTGATGTCTTCGCGAATCGCCAGCATGCTCTGGTCCCACTGGCCCATGATCATCGAGTAGTTGGCCGCGCCCGTGACGTAGCCGCTGAGGCCCGCGTTTGAGAAAATGATCGGCTCGCCGTACAGGCTGCCCGTGTCGGCTGACGCCGTCGGGGCCGTGTCCGGATACCACAGCAGCTCGTTGGTGGTGGCGCGCAAGCCGCGCAGCTTGGACTTGACCTGGCGCCGTGCCCAGAACCCGGTGATGTCGAAGCCGTCGGCTTCCACCGAAGCCATGGCCGCGTTGACGTCGGCGAGGTAGTCGGGCGTGGTGGCGCCGGCGATGATCAGGTTGCCCGCGGCCGACGCCGAGGCGACGATGCTGGTGGGGAAGGTGGACGGCGCGTTATTTCCAAAAAAAATCGCTTCATCTAACGCCACGCCAAACGCTTCGGTGACCTTGGGCTTGACCTGGGTCCAGAAGTCGTAGTCGATGTCGTCCAGCAGGTTCTTGCTGATCGGCACGATGACGGCCATCTCCTCGGCGTTTAAATAGACGTTGTCCCAGGCCAACTGAGTGGTCTGCTTCATGCCGATGTCGCGCGCGTCCAGGCTGGCGCCCGTGAGCCAGTACGCCACCGGGAGCTGGCTCATGACCGGGATACGCTGCTGCGCGCGCTTCATCGTCGTGTGCGGCATGAGCCGCATCGCCGCTGACTTTTGTTCGACGGACTGGACGATCTCTTTCTGAACGTCCTCGGGGATTAATGGACCTGTGCCGGGGGTGGCACGAGTGGATATCGTGTTATATGGCATTGTCACACCGTGGTAGGTGCTGTACCCTGAGGTTGTGCAGAACAACGAACTCTGGGCGCCAGCACCCGGCTGGGAGGGCTTGTACGAAGTTTCGGATCAGGGGAACGTCCGACGAGTCGCTCCCCGAGTTGACTGGAAAGGCGAAAGCACTCGCGTTCACTCGGTTACGGGTCGGCAAATTGGGCAGAACCCGCTTCGGTTGTTGCGCCCCATGTTGAAGAGCAACTACTTGCAGGTCTCGCCCACCCGTGGCAACGGGTCGACCAAATGGGTGACTGTTCACAGCCTGGTGGCGCAGGCGTTTATCGGACCACGTCCGTCGCGTCGTCATACGGTCAACCACATCAATGGCAACAAGCTCGACAACCGTGCCGAGAACCTCGAGTGGGCGACCAATCGCGAACAGCAACACCACGCCGCTGGCCTTGGCAGAAAGCGTCACGCCGAGTTCCAGCGACTCACGGATGACCAAGCGCGCGAGGTCTACAACACCATCGGCCAGATCTCTGGGCGCGAGTGGGCGACGCGGCTTGGTGTGAACGCCGTCCTGATTTCTTCCATCAGAACCGGTTCTACCTATCGCTGGGCTACCGGTGCCCCGCCAAACAAACGGCGCGGCCAGTGGTTCCCGTGTACTGAAGAATGCGAGTGTCGCTGTCATCAGCGAAGAAAATGATTCCTTTCTCAGAGTGAGCGTCTGGAGCCCAGTTGGCCTCGAAGCAAGTTCGAGACGTTCTTGTCATTCGCCGAGGGAGCGCCACTGCCGATGAACTCGGGCTCGCTCATGCCCCGGCGAAACTCGTTCAGGACCTGTTTGCGGAAAGCGGGGTTGCGACGCAACTTGTCTTCCGCGTCTTTGGCGCCCTCGGCCTTCCAGTGTTTTTCCAGGGCTTTGAGCCCTTCTTCGACGATCAGTTTGCGCCCCTCGAGACCGAGACCCGCGCCTTCGATGGCCATGATGCGGTTCCGCTCGGCCTGAGGTAAGGCCAGCACCACCGGGTCGACCGTGAAGCGGTCGTGGGTGGCGCCGATGTTGCCGAGGATCTCGCCGTTCTGCTGGTCGAGGTGAGCGATCTGCTCGGCCTTGCGCTCTTCCTCGGCAAAGGCCCACGGGTCTTCGTCGCGGAGTTTGCGGCGTCGCTCGGCCTGAGCCTGGGTCGCGCGTTTGGCTTCGCGGCGGTCCGTCTCGGCCTGGACCCGACGATCGAGCTCCTCCTGCGTCAGCGTGATCGCGCTGGACGTCTGAGGCTCGGGCTCGGGTTGCTCCTCGGGCTCGAGCTCCTGGCTCCCCCGTCCGTTGCGGAACAACCGCTGCAGGAAGGTGCGGGAAGCCGGTCGGCTCTGCTCGGAAGAAACCTCGCCTGCCTGAACATCCGCGGATGACTCGGCGCTCGAAGGCTCTGGTGCTGCTGGTTGCATCGTAATCGATCCTCAGAAACTCGGTTGGTACGGGGGCATGACGGCTCCCTGCGCGAGGCCGCGGAAATCCTGCTGCGGAGCGGCCCCGTACCCCTGCTGCAAGCCAGGGAAGTACGGTCGTTGCGCCGTCTGGACTTGAGCCGGAGCAGCGGCAGCAGCCTGAGCCGGAGCCTGGTGGTTGATGGTCACCGTGCCGTCTGTGGCGATCGTAGTCGTGACGCCCGGCTGATATTTATCGCGCTGCAGGGACTGGGTGTAGTCATAGGGCTGTTGCTGCTGGCCGAACGCGGGAGCTGCCTGCACGCCGTGGGTGTCGTTCATGTTCTGGGCGGCCGTGGGCGACAGGTGCGCCAGCGCCTGATTCGTCACTTGCGACGCCAGTTGATTGAGGTCGGGCATCTGGTACGTGAGCGCACTCGACCAGTCGATGCCCGTCGCCGGCTTGCCGCTGCTCCACGCGTCGGCGAGCTGACCGAAGGCTTTCCCAAAACCCGGCCCCACCATGTTGGGCAACTGGGCCTTGTAGGCCTCGACGGCGTTCTGGCCTGACTGCTGGGCCGTCGCGAGGTTGAGGCGCTGTTGCTCGCCGGCCTTCTGCTCGAGCTCCGTCTGCTTCTGCTGCTGGGCCTGGGCGATCTCGGCTTTGGCCGGCTCGATGCTCGAGTCCCACCAGTCGTTGAACTGTTTGTCCGCGGCGGCTTCGGTCAGCGCGCCGCTCACGACCTGGGCGTGGAGGTCCTGCTGCTTCTGCTGCGCGGTCTGCTGCAGTTGACGGACACGGTCGCCGACGTTGGTCGGCGTCCAGTTCAGATTCTTCTCAGGCGGCAGCAGGGTCCCGTCCGGAGCGCGCCGCTGCGGCAGGAACTCGTCCGTGCCCGCGCCGGTGACGGTGGTCGGCTGGGCAATGCCCGGCACGGTCATGGTGCGCGGCGGCTCGCCGTTCGGCCCCGGCTCGTAGGTGTACGAGCCGTTGCCGTCGGCAGTGACCTCGATCAGTTTGTCGGGACTGCTGGGCAGCGGAACCCAGTACTTCTCGCCCTTCGGCTTGATCGCGCCTTCGGCACGGGTGGTGGTCGGGCTGACAGGCTTCTGCGGCGTGTCCGTGTCGTCGTGCCAGGCGCCGTTCAGGTAGACCTGATGCTTGGCGTAGCCGCCGCCGGCGTCGATCCACTGCTCGTCGTTGTCGTTCGGCGAGGCGACGCCGGTGACCCTGACCAGGTCGGGCTCGCCGGGCTGGCCTGCCTTCGGATTCGTCTTGTAGATCGTCCCGCCGACGGTGGTGGTCTGGTTCGGCGCGTTCTCCGAGCCGTACTCGGGGATGTCCTCGATCGCCTGCGTCTGGGCATTCGTGCCGACGTAGATCAACTTGCCGTTGCGATTGATTTGCTTGACGCTGCCCGGGACGTACTTCGCGGTGTTGATCGGTGGCGGCGCCCCCGGCACCGGCTGGAGCGGCTTGCCGCTCGGATCGGTACCGACCCAGATAAGGTGACCGCTGCCGTCGTCGACCTGCTTGATGTCGTTCCAGCCCTTCGGTGTGGTGCCGAGACCCTGGGGCTGGTTGGGCATCTTCTCGAACGCGCCGGTGGAGCTGTTGGTGCCCCACAGCTCTTCGTGGCCGTCGTTGAACTGCTCGCGCTGAATCCCGGTGTAGCCGCCCTGTTTGGTGTCGATGGTGCCCTGGGGCGATCGATCGGTGATCGTGTACGAGTACCCGCTGGCCGCGTCACCCTGGCGCCCCATGGTGAGTTTGAGCATCTGGTTCGTCTGCGGGTTGACGACCCCGATGACGTAGTCGGCACTGGGCTGCACGATGAACGGCGGCACGCCCTTATTGAGTTCGTCGAGGTCAGCTTGCGTCGCGCCAGGGATGCTCTTGTAGGCCGGGTTGGGAACCGTCCGCCCCTGGTTGACCGGCTGGTGGCTGGCGCCCGCGATCTGCCAGCCGTCAAGACCGGCCGCGCGCAGCGCGGTGTTGATCGTCTGCCAGTCGTACAGGTCGGAGCCCGGGGTTGGCGGCGCCTGGACCTCTGGCCCGGTCCTGCGGGGGGTGGTGTCAGCAGGCTGTTTGGTGACGTCGACCATGGGGGTTTCTCCTACGCTGCCGATGACTGCTTCAGGTAACGCTGCGCCAGATTAGAACCGCTCTCTCGAATCTGGCGCATGACGTGGGCAGCCGCCAGTTCGCGCGCGTCGGTCATCGCCTGCTGCCGCAGCGAGTCGCGCACGGCTGGATTACTGAACGCGTGCAGGTCCATGTAGCGTCGTATCTGCTGATCGAAGTACTGGTTGGTCAGTCGCTGGTACTCGGCCTGCTCCTCCTGGCGCAGCGGAATCTTCTGGATGTCGGACGGGACCGAGCTCGGCTCGTACGTATCGCCGAGGGCGCGCATCTGGCGGCGAACATCGGGTGCCATCATGGCATCGGGCGTGGTCAGGTCCTGCCATTGCTGCCCCCCGGTGCCGCGCACGAAACGGCTGGCCAGACTCCCCACCACGGGGAGTTCCGACGCGGTGCCGGGTACCCGCGGCGCACGTTGCGCGAGGTAGTCCGACAGATTCAGCCCCTGCTGGCCGAGCCCGTTCAAGAGGTCTTTGATCGCGAAGTCGACCTGTGACGGACGCACGCGCGCCGACGACATGCCCGGCAGTTGAGTGACGGCATCCTCGAGCGCGGGCGCCACCGCTTTGCTCAGGCTCGACGCGTTCTCGTCCGAGAACTTGTTGGCGATCGTGCTGTCGCGATACCAGTCCTTGTTCGCCGACAACTCGGCCAGGGTGCCCGGTCCTGGCGGGACGAAGCCGTAGACCGAGCTCGCCACGCTGTTGCGGCTGCCCGCGTTGATCGGACTGAGCTCCTGCGTCAGCGTCGAGGCCAGTTCGCCTACATCCCGCGGCTTACCCTGGTCGGGCACGCCGCGCACGTCCTGGATGTGGTGGAACGCTTCGCGGCCCGCTTCGACGAACGGCATGAACTCGTTCGGGATGGGGATCAGAATCTTCTGCGGGTTGCGGTTGCCGTTGGCGTCACGCGGCGCCTCGCCCGGCACCATGAGGACGATGCCCTGCTTCTTCAGATAGTCGGGCACGTCCTCGTAGTCTTTGGCGCGCTGCGGGTCAGAGTAGTTGTACGCCTCGGTCGCGGACGCGGGCGCGCCGAGCAACGTCAATCCGGCGAAGGCCGCGCCGGCGGGATGCTCTTTGAGCAGACGCCCCAGTTGCGCGGGCGCCTGCGTGCCTACATTAAAGAAGGGCACATAGCGGTTGATCTCCTTGCTGAGACGGCCACCGCGACTGAAGTCGGTCGTGCCCTCGCGTGCCTGGCGCATGGCTTCGAGCGGACTGCTGCCACGCGCCAGCTCCATCTCGCGCGCGGCGACGCGCGGCACCTGCTCGAAGCGATTGCCGAGCGCCTTGACCCAGCCGAAGGCGGCCACGTCATTCAGCAATTGCTTCAGGTCGCCTCGGCCATTGACGGTCAGGACGTTCCGTACGCTGACCGCGTTCTGGCGCGTCAGTTTGCGGAGCTGCTCCTGAGCCTGGGACTGGGTCATCCTGGCGCCGGCGCCGCCACTGCCCATGCCTCCGCCGGCGGCCTCGAGCGCGCGCACGCCTTCGCCGGTCATCCGCCCGCTGCCGGTGCCGCGCATCGCATCGGCGAACGCGAGCAGATACGCCCGTGCCGCGCTCGGCCCCAGGCCCAGGTTCTTGCCGATGCCGATCCGCGTGCCCATGCCGAGCGCCAGCGCGGCGGCGATCTTCTGGTTGCGGTTCGGATCGTCGTCCGGGGTCATCGCCGCGGTGACCGCCGCCGGCCCCAGGTGGAGACCGGTGCTCACCAGATTGCCGGGGATGCCGCGAGCGCCACCCGCGGCCGTCTGCCGCGCCGCATAGGTGTACGCGTCACGCACGAGGTTGACCCCCTGGAACGCGGGGTTGCGCTCGGTGGCCGTGGCCCTGACGATCTTCGCGGGCGCCTGCAGGATCTTCTGCATCACGCTCGGGTCGCCAGTCTGGGCCATCTGGTCGAGCGCGGTCTTCAGCAGTGTGTTGCTGGTGACGTAGTCCTTGCGGTCACCGTTGATGATGCCCGTGACCTTCTGCTCGTCGCCCCTGAGCGGGTAGTCGGGGTGCAGCAGCGGGCCGTTCTTGCCGCCGGAGTCGACGTACTCCCTGACGTTGTCGGCGACCCTGCGCATGACGGTGCTGTCGTTGCCGAAGCCCTTGACCAGCGCGGAGGTGACGTCGTTCTTGGCGATGCCCGACTTGTGCGCGTAAGCCTCGCGGATCATCGCGGCGACGTGGTTCTCGTGCTGCAACGACGAGCCCTCTGGCGTGTAGGTGTGCAGCCCGGGGTCAGCGACGTTGAACGAGCTGCCGCGCTGCAGTCCCATGCCCGGACGTTCGTCCGACATGAAGTCAGTCATGTGGGTGGGGGTCCAGAAGTCGTAGGTCTTGAGCAAGCCGTCCATCTTGGCCTGCGGCAGCAGTCCGTGGTCGACCTTTTCCTGCAGCATCTGCTTGCGGAAGTCCTGCAGCGCGGTCAGCCCGTCCTGCATCTGCTGCCACTTTTCGGGCTGGTTGCGGTACTTGTCCTGGAGATCGGCGAGGTGCTGCATGATGTCGTCGTAGTGCCAGGTCTCGCCATTGGGGCCGGCGAACTCGCGACCGTGGAGCTGGGCCAATCCCTGCGCTCGAGCCGCGGCGGGTACGTCCGCGTGTGCCTGCTGCACGTCGGCGAAAGCTTTCCTGACGCGGTTCTCGGCAACCGCCACGTCATTCGCCAGGCCCCGCTGACCGCGGGCCTGGGCTGCCTGGAGCCGCTCGAGGTTCTGCTGCTCGTAGCGGAGTTTGACGCTGGCGCCCGCGTACTCGGGAGTGGGGTTGTAGCGCGGCTGTTGCGCGGCGGCCCGGTCGGCAGCAGTCTGGGCGCGGCCTTCGATCACGGCGCCGCGCCTGGCCGAGGATTCACCCATCTGTGAACGCAACTGGCTCGCCCGGTCCTCGGCGCGCCCCACCTGCCTGGCCAGCGTCTCGAGGTACGGGCTGTCGGGATTGCGGGCGTAGAGTCGGTCGTACTGCTGGTTCAGGCGTCTGGCGTTGTCCTCAGCAATGCTCAGGTCGCGGTACTCGGGCAGGGTGGTGACCTTCGAGCCCGGAGCGGTCATGACCTGTTCACGCGCGGCGTCCGCGTTCGCCTGGCGCGCCACTTCGGCCGCGGCCTCGAGCTGCGTCCGCGCCTCGTCGACGCGGGCCTGTGCCGTGTTCAGGTTGATCTGTCCGCGCGTACGGGGATTGGCGGCCTGGGCCTGGGCCTCGTCGAGGACGTTCTGTGCCACGTTCCAGTTCTTCATCGCGGTGGTAAGCCGTTGCTCGGTACTCGGGGCAATGCCCGCCTCGAGCGCCTGCTGCTCGACCTGTTTGGCCAGGCCTTCGGCGACGGACTGGTTGGTGCGATGCTCGACGAGGTTGTAGAAATCCGGTAACGCCTGGTCGCCGATGGCCCGCAACTGCGGGCCGATAGCGTGCTCCACCATGTTCTCAGCCTGGTGGGTGGGGTCCACGCGCGCGAGCAAGCCGACGCGCTCCGTGTCCGTGAGCGGGCGACCCAGTTTCTGGGCCAGGGCTTTTTCGATGTTGTTCAGGTCGGTGCCGCTATCGGTCAGGTTGCGCACCGACGTGTCCCAGGCTTGCTGGGCACGGGTGCGACTGAGCCCGCTGGCCACGCTCTGCTGCCCCTGGGTGGTGAGTTGCTGGATCGGGCTATTGCCGCCGCTGAACACGTTCGACGGCAGCGTCTCGCGCGTGGTCACCGTCGCGTTGGGAGTCGTTGCCGTGACCGATTCGCCCGGAGCAGCGCGAGCGCCACTGAACGCGGTCTCGGCGGCGGAGGGTTGTCCCGCCGACCGCAGCGCGTCGATTACGTCGTTGGGCGTCATGTCCGGGGTGATCCGCACGCCATTCTCCTCGGCGATGCGGCGGACGTTGTTGCTGATAAAGCCCGGCACGCCTCCGCGATCCGCGGCGTCGATCAGTTGCTGGGCTTCGGTGGTGAGTCGGGACGGGGCAGCGGTTCTCGCGCCAGCGTCGCCGACGGCTCGGGCAACGCCACCCCCCAGGTCGTCGAGTGCCGAGCGAGTGATGCCACCGGTCAGCCCGCGGGCCTGGGCTCCCGCTTCGCGCTCGAATACCTGGTCGAGCGAGCTCGCGGCCCGTTCGGGTGCGCCGCGCTCGAGCAGGCGGCTGAGTCCTGTCACGTCACCGAGACCGTGGAGAGCCTGACCGATCGGCTCGAGCATGTCCGGGATGTCCATGCGCGGGTCGTTGCCGAGACGGGGGTCGAAAATGCCGAGACCGCCCGGCCCCATGCTCGGCCGCGGCAGGTTCATGGCCGTCGCGCCGGCGCGGTCGACGGCTTCCTTGAGCGCGTCGGCGATCGACATGTTCTTCAGGTCCGGCGGCAGCAGGTCCGGCACCCCGGTGAAGTCGCTGACTTTCCGTCCACCGGGCAGCGTCTGGATCTGCTCGATCATTTGCCGCGCGCGGGACCCCACGTCTGTTGGAGCGGGCTCGGCGGGTTGCTGCTGGTCCTGCTGGTTGCCCGAGCCTTTCGGACCAAAGCCGCCGGGGCCGCCGAGCGCGCTCTGCAGCGCGCTCTGGATGGCGTTGCCGATCATGCTGCCCAGGTTGTCGAGCGGGTTGCCGCTCGAGGCTACCGTCGACGGCGCCTGGTCGAAGACCGACAGGTAGCCGGGGCGCTGTTGCGGTGATGGGCGGTTCGCCGTCTGCACGGCCTGGTCGAGCTGCTGGAGCGCGGGATCCGGGCTGCGCCCGAAGTCGGTCATTGCCTGTTTCGGGATAGGCGTGCCGGTCAGATCGGCACTGAGTGCCTGGCGCGTCTGATCGAGGTGGTCGGCTGGCGGCGCGCTGCTGGAGGTGGCCGGCACGCTCGGGTTATTGGCGAACAGGGCGCCCTGCACCGGACCCATCAGGCTCTGCATCTGCGACAGCGTCATCCACTCGCTGCCGTTCTTCAGGTCGAGGCCGCTCCGTCCGACGTGGAACTGCTGGGTCTGCGGGTTGTAGCCGTCGGCATAGAAGTAGTGGCCGCTGGTGCTGATGGTCACCGGGTTCCCGGTCTGGGCTTCGCGCGCGATCGCGTCCGAGTTCGCCCCCACCAGTCGGGTGGGCACGCCCATCTTCTCGAGCAACTGCTGCTCCGAGGCGATGCCGGCCATGCCCTGGCCAGGGGTCCAGCCCACGGTTTTCGCCAGGTCGGTCGCCTCTCTTAAGGTGGGGTTGCGGCCGTACGCCTGGGCAAAGCGCACGGCGGCAGCCGGGCCGCACGCCGCGTAGGCCTCATCGCTGGTGAGTTGCGGGTCGCCGAACTGGCTCTGCGCCATGGCCGTCGGCTGCGGTCCCGCCGTCGTTTGTGATGGCGGTGTGACGGATGACGGAGTGGGTGCCGGCCCGGTCTGGTTGGGGCGGCTCGAGCCGAGGATGCGGGCGACGTAGGTTTGCGACTCCTGGTAGGGCTGGCCCGCGTCCCAGGCCGAGACCGCTCCCCCGCCGCCGTTATAGGCGATGAGCGCTTTCGACCAGTCGCCGCCGTACTGCTTGAGCAAACTGGCCATCAGGTTGGCCGCGTAGTCGAGACTGGCTTTCGGGTCCCACGTGTTCACGCCCGGGTGGTACTGGGGCACGATCTGGGCGATGCCCTGGGCGCCCGCCTGCGAGCCGGCGTTGGGGTTGTAGCCCGACTCCTGCTGAATCTGGGCGGCGAAGATCTCGGGATTGATACCCGCTTTCTGCGCCGCCTGGCGCGCGTAGTTCTGCAGGTCGCCCTGGGGCGCGGCATTCAGCGCCTGCATGGCAGGCGAGGTGGGGTCATAGCCGACGTTCTGGCTGCCACCACCCCCACCGAGCGTGGGCGGGACGTATTTCTCGGGCGTGCCGGGGGCGAACGGCCCGGTGGCCTCGCCGCCGAACGGGCTCTGTGTGGGCGGCTGAACCGTCGGCGGCGCCATGACGGGTGGGGTGGGTAGGGACGGCTGCGCCGGACCGGGCGTGACCGGCGTCTGCGGCGTGACCGGGGTCGGCAAGCCCTGCGGCGGTCCCTGATCCGGTGGCGGCCCCTGCTGCGGGAAGGGTGTCGACGACGGAGGCAGGCCGATCGGCCCCGAGGGAGCCGATGGCAGGCTCGGCGCGGGTGCCGGCAGCGGCGACGGCAGGGGAGCCGGCTCCGGCGCCGGGACTGGAGCCGGTGTCGGAGCCGGTGTCGGTAACGGGGGGAGCGTCGGCTGCGGGGTCTGGATCGGCGGGATCTGGATCTGGGGTCCCGTGATCTGCGGCAGGGTGTTGATGCGATTGGACGACGACGTCAGAAAACCCAGGCCCGGCGCGGCCGGCATCGCGCTGATGCTGTTGATGCGGTCGGTGGATTGTTTGAACCAGCGGTCGGCCGAAAAGCTCTGCCAGTCCTGCTGCGGGACGTCCGGTAATCCAGGCATGACGGCCTACTGGAGCTTGAAGGTTCCCGCGCCGATGCCCGTCTGCGGGGCGTATTTGGGCAAACTCTGGTTGAACAGCGCCTGGGCGTCGTCTTTGGTGTAGCCCTGGGATTCCCACTGGCCGAGCAGGAGCTGCTGCTGGCTCGGGGTGAGCGCATTCCACGTCTGCGGCGCCATCTGATTGGGCGCCACCAGCGTGTTCAGGGCGGCCTGGCCGGAGGGATCGGTGGGCTGGCCGCCGGTGGCGCTGCCGAGGAAGTTGCTCATGTTGACCGCGGTGGGCTGCACTCCCGTGGTGGCCCCGCCACCGGGGATGTACTGGCCGGCGGCAGCGGCGACGAGATCCTTCATGCCGCCGGGCGTGGCTCCAAGCACCTTCTGGTACTGCGCGTAATCGGCCGGGCCGCGCAGGTTGCTCATCATGGTCAGGTAGTTCTGGGCGGCGGTTTGCTGCGCCTGCCACGCGGCGAGGGTCTGCACCGGCTGCCCACCGGGCTGGCCCGTGGCCGAGACCGGCGGGGTAGTGCCGGGCGTCGTCGTTGCGGGAGCCGTCGCCGCGGGTGCGGTCGCTTGCGCCGGCGGAGCCGTAAAACTGATGCCGCTCGGCATCCCGTACGCCACGTTGCCGCTCTGAGCAAAACCCTGCGCCCATTCTGCTTGCGCGGTCTGGGTGGCTTGCTGGGCGCTCTGGCCGTTCTGCTGCAGTTGCGCCACGCGCGCAGTCATCCACTGGTCGGAGGTGGGAGCCTGCCATGCTGCGCCGGTCGCTGCGGCTGCCGACGGAGTAGAGGTCAGGCCGGACGGCATCCCGTAGGCCACGTTGCCGGACTGGGCGAACCCCTGAGCCCACTCGGCCTGAGCCGTTTGCTGAGCCTGCTGCGCGCTCTGGCCGATCTGTTGCAACTGGGCCGTGCGCGCGGCGAGGTATGACGCCTGTGTCAGCGCTGCTGGCGCGGCTCCTCCTCCTGCCGCCGCTGTCGCTCCGCCCACGGTGGCCGGCTGGGTGATGGGCGGCACCGGTGAGTACGTCGGCGGGGTGTACCAGCCGGTGAGCTCGGCGGCTTTAGAAGCCTGGTCGAACGCTTGCTGCTGGGCGGCGAGGGTCTGCTGTCCCTGTTGCGGGGCGCCCCACGTACCGAAAGCCTGAGCCTGGGCCAGCATGGTGCCGGCCTGCTGCTGGGCGATGTCGGCGAGCTGCTTGATGGCCGCCTGCGTCGGCATGCCGTTGTAGGTGCCGGTGGCGCCGGCGACCGACAGGTCGTTGGCGATCGACTGGGCGGCTTTCTGGTACGCCTCCTGGTCGGTGTCGAGCGCCAGTTTGGCGTTCAGGTATTCCTGCTGCGCCTTCTGCTGCAGGTTGTTGAGGATGGCCTGGTCGACCGCGGGATTGGTGCCGACCGGGCCGTTCGGGTTCGAGGGCGTGCTCGGATTCGAGGGAGAACTGGGAGCGCTGGGGGTGCCGCCGACGAGGGTGGCGCTGCCGGTGGGGGTGTTCTTGCCCTGCTTGGCGTTGTCGACGGCGGCGGCCGCGTCGGACGCGTTAACGGTGATCGTGCCGGGGGTGCCGTCCGGACCAGTGATAGGAACGGTGTACTGGGCCATGGCTTAGCCTCCGAACGGGACCACCGGGGTGATGTTGGGATTCGGCGCGGTCAGCATGCCGCGCGGCACGGCCGGCACCGGCACGCCACTGGGCGCCTGGGGCGGGGTCATCTCGGTGACCGGCCCGCTCGGCATACCGGGCGGGGTAGGCAGCCTGAGCTGCGGGTACGCCTTGAGCACGGTCTTGTAGACCTGGGTGAAACCCTGCGGCCCGAGGCGCTGCATCTCCTGCTGGCGGCCCTGCAGATTCGGAGTCCCGTCAGGATTAAAGAGCTGTGCCCGGTAATACTCGAGCTTGTCCGTCTCGGAGATCTGGGCCGCGAACGGGGCGTTGCCCTGCGGCGCCATGGCCGCGGCGATGCGCGTCGACTCCTGGTCCAGCCACAGGGCGAGGTCGGTGGAGACGCTGTCGAGGAGAGTCGGCTCGCCCGGCATAGCTCTTAACGCCCCGGTCCCATGGGCAGCATGTTGGGCGGCGGGTTCGGGACGACGACGTTGCCAGACGGCGCGCCGCCGGGAGGCATGGCCGGCCCACCACCGCCGGGAGGGGGTGGCGCGAGAGGCAGGCCCGCTCCGGGCGACGGCACCGGGTTCGGAGGCATGCCGCCGGGCATCGGTCCCGACGGCGGGGTACCGGGCGTGCCGGGCACGCTGGTGACGGCACCGGTCTGCAGGCCGGCCATCTCGGCCGGGCTGGGGTTGCCCGCGGCGTTGACGCGTTTGGCCTGGATGGTGCCCAGTTTCTGGAACACGGCATCCTTTAACTGTTGCTGGATCTCGGGGCTCTGCTTCAGGTCGTGCAACAGCCACGAGCGCTCCACCTCGTCGGGGTTGCCGCCGGCCTCGGTGACCGCGTCCTCGTAGGTGATCAACTTGAGCTGCATCTTCTCGCCGATGGATCTGATCTGGATGATCTCGTTGCTCGGCGTACTTGGGCTCAACCGCACGGTGTAGCGGTGAATGCCCTCGAGGTCGGCGGGGTCCATGCGCAGCCAGGAGCCCTTGGTCTGGCCGGCGCCGCGACCACCCGTCTTGCCGGGCTGTTCGCCCCAGGCGTAGACCGACTCGGCGATCCTGTTCTCGATCAGCCAGGACTCGAAGCCGGTCCTCTCGGCGAGCGCCACTTCCGCGTTAGAGACGATGGGGTTGAAGGCGAGCCCGGCGAGGTAGGCGGCCTGGTTGAGGGCGTACCCCGACTGGTCGGCGCCCACCGCGCCACTGAAGGCGGCCGGCATAGCCCGTTCGACCAGTTGCTGCACGTTGGTGAGCAGCTTTGAGGCGTCCTGCCCGGACTGGGGCTGGTCGACGGGGGTGACGTCGAAGGGGTAGAGCTTGCCCGGCTCCAATCGGTCCTGGACGGCCTGCTCCTGGCCGCTGGCCCCGTACGGCAGCCCCGGGATCTGATTCGGGTTGGTGGTCTGCTTCCAGGCCGGGAAGCCGGTCAGGTAGGCCGAGTTGCCCTGCATCGTCAGCAGGGAGTCGATCAGTCTGAAGAGCTGCAGGTAGCCGTACAGGACGCTCAGGCCGGCGTGCTCTGGCAGTCTCGACGCCGTGGTGATGCCGAGGGCGTGGAAGTACGGCCCTCGGAGCGTGTGCAGGTGGGGATCGCCGTAGCTGTGCTGCGTGACCTTGCACAGGGTGGACTGGTCGTTGCCTTTGGCGATCTGGTTGGGACCCGAGAGGCACACCACCTGCACGTGCTCGTCCCAGGCCTCGATGCATTTCAGGGTGGTGGAGCCGGCCGTCTTCATGATGTGGCTCCACTCGGGCCGCGCGAGCTGCGCCGCCTGCGGATCGAAGGAGCGGTCCTTGCTCGGAGCTCGGACGTTGCCACTGCTATCGAGCTCGGCGCCGAAGCGTTCGAGGGCTTCGAGATAGGGCACGTCCTTGATCTCCACCACGCTGGTGTAGCCGTTCTCGTTGCGCGTGTAATAGAACGATTCGGGCGGCACGTCGGTGGTGGCGATCGGGTACGGCAGGCCGAGCTTGAGGTTCTCGGTGTGCTTGTCGTACGCCATGTCCTGGGCGTGCTGATCGAGACCGTCCTGCTCGAGCTCTTTCTGATAACTCTCGGAGTCGAGCGCGTACGTGCTCCACGCCGCGGCGCTTCTTTCCAGGGTTTTGAGGATGCCCTCGCCTTTGACAGCCAGGGACCACATGAAGAGGCGGCTGAGCTGCCGTCGGGCTTCCTGTTCCTGGCGCTGCCACGAGGCCTCGAAGAAGCGTTCCCTGCGGGTGGAGTTCTCCTGGTAGACGTCGCCGAAGCCGACGGGACGGAAACCGACGGTGGGGGCGTTGACACTCAGGGCGGCGGCCACGTTCTGGGCGATGTGCAGGGCCAGTGGCGCTCTGACCTCCACCGCCGTCTTTCTATACGCCTCGGGGATCTCGATCGGGAAATTCGAGAACAGGGTGGCGTCGATGTCGCGGTACAGGACATCGCGATCGTGGAAGTCGCGCTGCAACTGGTCGGCGAGCTCGCACGTGAGTTGCTGCATGGTCTCTTCCGCGGACGCGGACTTGCCCCACCCGTTCGACGAGCCGGTCTTTGTGAGAGTGGCCATCAGCCCTAGCCAAACCTCAAGGCGATCGGCTCGGTGGGCCGGGGCGGCTGCGCTTCGGCACACAGGCCGTAGCGAAAGGCATCGGGCGCGTGGTCTTCGGTCTTGGTGCCCCGCACCGTATCGGCGAGGTCCTCGGGATCGAGCGGGTCCACCACCATGCTGGGCAACGTCCGCGTCAGATTGGGAGCGCAGCCGTTCAGGATCTGCAATCGCGGCGGTCCCGCATCGTGAGCCAGCGCTCGCCTGACGATAGCCCACCCCTGCTTTCTCGAATTCATGCCGGGGTGGACGGGCTTGACCCCGTGCGCCCAGTACACGGCCGCGATACTGGGCCTTTGCTGCTCCGTCCTGAGGTTGAACATGCTCGGGTCCAGGATCCGGAGATTGAGACGCTCGGCCCCACTATGAGCCACGATCGCCTGGGCCTGCTGCTCGTCTCTCAAGCCAGCCGCGTAGAGCTCGCGGTAGACAAAGATTCTTCTGGTTTCCGGTTCTCTTGCAAACCACAGGCAGCAGAACGGCACGGCGAAGCCGTAGTCGACGGCCAGCCATCTGGGCCATTCGGGTGGGATCTCGAATCTCGGCACCACGTGCAGGGACGGATCCCATTCCGTGAAATACATGCCCTCGGCCGCCACCCACTGCCCGAGCCTGAGCCGCTGGTACAGGAAGCCGGTCAGGCTATCCAGGGTGGCGATGTACTCCCTGCCGAAGTCGGTCCAGCCGTCCTGCTGATAGAGCATCGGGTTGTCTTCGTGCGTGCTTTCGAGCAGCTCGCACTCGCCGGCATTGCAGCGTTGCTTCAGCCAGTGATCGGGTGAGCTCGGGTTGCAATCAGCCACGATTTGCCGATAACTCAGCACCCCATTTCTGAGCCCGCGCAGGAGCATCGCCCAGTCGTCCTCGTCTAATTCCGTGGCTTCCTGGACGTACACGACGTCGAATTCGGTGGACCCGATTTTCTCCGGATCGTCCAGTCCGGCGACCATAATTCGTGCCCCGGACGGGTAGCGATATTCCTGATCTCCCTCGTGAAATCGGACCTGATTCGGCCGCGGAAGAACCTTGTTTTCCAGGGTCGCCATGGCGCTCTGGGTGAGGCTTTTCCGGGTCTTCCGCACGATGGCCGCACGGATCGGTTTCTGCATCGCAATCAGGTTCAATTTCTCTAAACAGGCACGGCTTTTTCCGGTCCCGGCAGGCCCCGAAAGTAAGACCTCTCGACGCCGACTTCGGAACAATTCCAGAGCCGCCCCGTGCGGTTGATAGGGCGCCTCGTCCGGGCTTGCTTCGGTGCCCCACTCCACCGTGGCCGGCCGCCCCGCCTGGCTGAGCTTGTTACTCGGCGGCATCTTTCACCACCGTCTCCGTCTCAGCCCGGTGCGCCAGCAGCTCCAGCCCACGCCAGTCCTCGAGCAGGTGCAACCCCCAGTAGTGCTCGACCCGATTCCCCGAGGACGCCAACTGCGCACCCACATCGTGCAACAGCACCAGCAACGCTCTCAACGCCGGCATGGTAGCCGAAAACTCAACCGTGAAACATTGTCGTGAAACAATTTAGTTAGGACACTCCGGACGAACTGCGCACGACGGGATGCGGCTTTCGCCCTCCTCGCTTCAGTCGCTCGTCCTTCACCCGGCATCGAGCACACGCCCCACCGTAGTACCACTGGCAGCACGTAGAACAGAATTTCAGAATTCTGTTTTCGCTGACGTGGGATGTGCCGTTCTGGGGGTATAGGATTCCGGGCTCGCGAACGGATCGGGGCACGTGGGGGAGTGGCCCTCGTCCTGGTGAGCGTGACCGCCCGCGGCGCTCGAGGACGGCTCCGTGGTCTGAGAGGCTCGTTACAAACAGTGGTCCTACGCTTGCTTGCACAAGCGTAGGTGGCACCAACAGTTAGTGGGTGTTGTTAGAGCACGGATGCAGGGTCAACACCAGCAATAGACTTAATGATCTGGTTGACCGCAACATCGACTTTTTCTCTGTACAGGTCTGGTTTCCGGGCTCTCAGTAGCAGCATCAGAAGCTGGTCTGAGTACTCAATCTTAGAATCGGTACCGACAGGCTCACCGTGCCAGTAACTGGTACGAGTGTAAGGGCTACCTTCGGTAGCACGTCGCCAAGCTTCACGTTCGAGGCGTTCGGTAGCAGCTTCGCCGGCAAGTTTGACCGCAGTTGCGAATTGCTCATCACGTTCAATCCATGTGTAGTACGTACCACGTGAGACGCCGGCAGCAACAACAGCGCTTGTCACATTAGCCCAGCGTACATAGTCCTGTAGGAACGCGTGTTTGGCACGTATAGCCTCGCTCCGGGTTAACCGGGTGATGTTTGAGGCAAGCCGTTGTTCGTGTGACCGTGCAGGCAAGAGTGGGGGAGCAGTCATGGTGGTAGGCGCTTAAAGGATAGAAGCACGCGAGAGGGTGAGCGTCAACGGACGCTGTAACCGTTGCGTAATCTGAGAATCCTTGCAGACTCTATAGCGATCCGCTATATTGCTCTGCATGGCACTCAACACATGGCGCGTCGCGCTGAGCGATCCGAACGATCCGGGTTCGGATCGTGTTCTGGTAATGACCGAAGATGAAGTACGCGATACGTACCCGCAATTCGCAGGCCGGCCTGCGCAGTTCGTTGACCGGGATGGCGTTCACGTTTCGGTTGAGGCGATCTGATGCGCCACTACATTCCGCGCCGGTACGTACCGGGTACGACGACCTTATTGCTAACCGAAGCACGGAAAATGCCGTGCGCCAGCTGGTCGCTGCCGGCACGTGAGGCCTGTCCGTACGCGTTCTACGGTGACGACACCATCTGCGGCAATTGCTACGCAACCAAGGGCTCGTACACGCAGTATCCGTCAGTCAAAAAAGCTCAACGCGCTCGTTTCGAGTGGGTACGTGAGTGCCTGAAAACAGATACGGGTACCGATTCATTCGTTTCGACCATGGTTGAGACGATTACGCGGACAGGCAACCCGTACTTCCGGGTTCACGATTCCGGCGATCTCTTCTCGCCAGCCTATGTCTGGGCATGGGTACGCATCACGCAAGCGCTGCCCGGCATTCGTTTCTGGTTTCCCACACGTTCCTGGCGCCCGCTGACCATGACAAAAATCTCCCCGGCTACTAAGATTGCCTGGGAACTGGCGCTACTGGCGCTAGCAGCCGAACCCAACGTGACGGTACGGCCGTCAGCGCTCTTTTTCAACGCTCCGGCACCGGTCATCCCCGGACTGTCGGCCGGATCGACCGCAGCCGATGATGGCTCGTTTACGTGCCCGGCGTCCAAACAGGACAACGAATGTCGCGACTGTCGCGCGTGCTGGGACGCGCCAACCATGCCGATTAGCTACCGGGCGCACTGATGCGCCCGGATTTCGAAGCGGCCTACCGGCGTCTAGCCGCTGCCGTACTGGCCTATGACGCCGCTATCCAACTGACGGCCGCTACCGGATCCGGGCAGCGATGGGTAGCCGACGAGCCCGACCTCGACATCCTGTACGAACGCATGCTGGTCGCTGCCCGGCAAGCGCTCTAGCTCACTCTTTCAAAAAGGATTGGCACCCATGAACTGCGAATACTTCACCGACACCGATTGCGAGCAATGCTCAAACCCGGTCGTCGCACACGTTGAGCCCAAACCCACCGGGCAGTTTGCTCCGGCCGCGCTGTGCATCACCCACACGTTTATGTGGGTGCGCGATCACGAGTGGCACCTCGGCACGGAATGGTCCATTGTCGCCATCTCATCCGAAGCGGCTCGAGCCTTGGCCAACGTCTCGTGAACTGGGACGAGCTCGTGTACCGGGTGACCATGCTCGTGGTCATCCTCGCACTCGTGTGGCTGTTCGTAGCGCCTATGCCGGACCACCAGCCACTCGTGCAATTCACCCATCAGGTTCTCGTTTCATGACTTCTCTCGACCAAGGATTGGCACCACTCATGTCTCGTATCAACATGGACGACCGTACCCTGCTCGGCCGGGCTCAACCCCCGGCCCTTCCGGACGCGGTCGTTTCCTCGCCCGGATCCACCACCTTCGGCCGCATTAACCGCGTCCTGGCCACCCTCATCTTTGGCGCGGTGATGTTCCTCGCCGGCGTTGTCTGCACCACCACCGTGCTGCCCGGTGGTCTGGCATGACGTACGTGACACAGCGTCACCCTTCGGGGTGGCGCGTCCTGGACGACGCCGGTTCCGTCGTCAAACAGTTCGGCCCCGGCGCGTCCGGGGCTTCGGCCGCCGCTCAGTACGTGGCAGCACTCCACTCCCGGCAAGTGCCCGCGTTCGATCTCCGCGCGTGGCGCCGTAGTCACGGGCTCACCCTCAAGGCACTGGCCAGTGTCCTCGGCGTGTACTGGATCACGGTCCAGCGCTGGGAAACCGGCGCGCAGGCCATCCCACCCTATCTCCACCTCGCGCTCGAGCGACTCGAGCAGAAAGCTTCCGAACTGTAGCCATGAGCAACACAGCCAGCACCCAGTACATCGAGATCCGCTACAACTACGCCCGCCTGTCTTATCAGCACAGCACCTTCCACATCGTGGGCTGGCCCGGTGCTCTGAAGCCCCATGCCAGGGCGCTGTGTGGCGTCGTTCGGATTGCCGAGCAGCCCAGCGACCGGCCATCGTGGCAAGACTGCCGCATGCTGCCACCGTCCAACATCTGCGACGACTGCGATACCGCAGCCATTCGCGCGGCTTCGGACAAGGCGCTCAGCACAGCACACTTGTGGAACCGATGAACTCTCAGACTGAACGAACGCCCTGATACACTGGGCCGCAGCAGGCCCTCCTTTACCCAGCAACGCCCTCGGGTCAGTCCACCGAGGGCGTTGTTGCGTTCCAGTACTCCCGCAGTTTGGCTGACCGCAGGCTCGTGATCTGTACCCGCTCGAACCACAACTGCCGCGCCGCTACCTGATCGCCTCGTTCGAGCGCCTGCCTGGCCGCGTGCTCGAGATAGATCATCTTTTTTGCCAGCTCGCGCAGCTGCACGATCGCGTAGTCCGTCATCGCATCCTCCGCAACCAGCGCGACAGCACCGCGGCCAGTACCAGGCTCGCCACCAGCCAGCCCCCCAGAAACCACACGACCGCTTCAGGCACGCCGCCGGATCCTCCGCTGCGCCTGCAACTCGCACTCGTGCCCGTGCTCCCACTTCGCCCCACACTCCGGGCAATTCGGGTGATCGCCGGAGCACACGTACCGGTTCTGGGCGACGTCCACCGAAATACGCTGCATGCGCGTCCACAGCCCGTTGATCTGCTCCAGCCACTCCAGCGGGGTCCACTCGCGTCGGAAACGGCTGAGCGTGCCCCTGACGCGATCCAGGACGATGTACTCGAAGGCGGCCGCGTACTCGGGCTCGTCGTTCCACCGCGCCCACGTGTACAGAATCGGCTGCCACTGCTCCCGCTGCGCTCGTTCCTGCGACCACGCCCCGCGGGTGGTCTTGAAGTCGTAGATCACGCCGTCGGCACCCCACAGGTCGATGGCGCCGACGATCGGGGCGCCGAGCTCGTTCTCCGTGTCAATGGAGAAACCGCGTTCCGGGATGCCCTCGAGGTTGAGGGCGAACGTCTGCTCGAGCAGGTCGAGACCGACCGCGGTCAGCCCACGGTTTTTCGTGGGATAGCCCTTCCACATGTCCCGGAAGGCGCGCACCCCGTCCTGGCCCTGGTAGTGCGCTTCCAGCCCGTGGTGGACGGCACTGCCGAACGCCATCGCTTCGGTCACCTCGAGCGCTTCGCCGTCCACGTAGTGGGCCTTAAAAAGCATCGGGCATTGTTCAAACAAGGAGAACCGGGTGGCGCTCCAGTGCGGCATCTGGCTCATCGGCGCTTCGCCAGCGTGGCCAGCCGCGCATAGCCCGTCGGCGCCTCCCTGGCCCGTATCGAGTGCCACTGCCCCCACGGGTCGCGCACGTTGAGCCAGCCCTGCTCGCGCCCCCAAATCACCCTCGGGGGAAAAAATCCGGAATCCCGGTATATATACCCCGGATTTGGGATTTTCCCTTTAGGACTAAACTCACCAGTCATTTCTGGTGTCCTCGGCCACCTTCTGGGCGTAGCGGCGCGGTCGTCCGAACTGCTCCACGAGCCCCTCGTTGATCAGGTCGCGCAGCACCGCACGCAGCTCGAGCTCGCGCACGCCCAGCTCTTTCCGCAGCTCCAGAAATTCGGGCGCGTCCTCGTGATTGGTGGGCAGCGACGCCAGGATCTCGATACGCAACCCCTCGCGCCGCACGGTCCCGACGTCGCCCACCGCGCGGAACGTCGACCGCTCGCCGTCCTCGCCCGGCACGAACTCGACGAGCAGCTTGTCCGGCGTCTCCTCGAAGCGCGAGATGCCGTCGAGCAGACGCTGGCGCTCCTTGCCGGTCTGGTCGCCAGTGAGCCGCTGCAGGTGGAGCACGATGTCCACCGCGCCCGCGAACGCCGACGAGCCGCGGCCGCTGTCGCCCACCTCACCGCCCGACTTGCGGTCGTGGCGGCTGGTCACGATGGCCAGCCCGTCGGACGTCGCTGCCTGCAGCGGCTCCATGGTTTCCATCGCGGCCCCGGACTTGTTTTCGTCCTCGCCGCGGATCCCGCTGAACTGCGCCAGCGTGTCGACGATCAACAGACCAGCGCCAACCTCTTTCGCCTTGTTCCGCGCGTCGACGACGATGTCCGTCCACTTGCGGCCCACCACGCGGTTCCACATCAAGATGTGGAGGTCCTCGCGATCGAGCAGCCCGGCCCTTGACAGGTTTCTCTTAAAGCTGGGGCCAGACTGCTCGGTCAGATAGCAGATCGGCGTGTAGATCGTCGGCCGCCCCAGGAACTCCTCGCCGTGCAGGATGCAGTAGACGAGCGCGAGTATCAGCGTCGTCTTGCCGGCTTGCTTGGCTTTCCCGTCGAGCTCGGTGCTCAGGCCCGCACCGACCAGCCCGTGCGCGAACCAGCGGATGGTTTCATCCTCGAGCGCGTTCACGCTCGCGGCCGTCAGCCACTCAACCGTCGTCGGCGCTGCCGGTGCTGGCCTGTTCCGTGGCTCGCGCCGGATGCGGCCCGGTCCCTGGCCGGCCACCGCCGCAGCGGTAATGATGCGGTACCGCTCCGCGGCGTCGCCGCGCTTCGAAAACTTCTCCCAGCCGAGCGCCACGTCGCGCTCGGCGAGCAGCTCCTCGACGAACGGCGGCCGACAGCCCGCCTCGAGCAGACGCACCGCCAGCGACCACAGCGAGTGACTGCGATCGACGTGCCCGTTCAGCCGACGGTCATAGACCCGCCCCGCCCAGCGCTCCATGCCCTCGAGCGACAGCACCACCGGTGGCGCGTCCTCGTCGTCAGCCTGCGGCGCCGCTATCGGCCGTCGGTGGCGCGCCAGCATCGCCACGGCCCACTCCGGCGACATCTTCCTGGCCGTCTCGAGCAGGATGCCGCTGGCCGGCTCGAGCCACGTGTACAGACGCCCGCTCTGGTGCAGGCTCGGCGGCATCACCGCATAGCCGGCGCTCAGCACGTCGTACTCGCCGGTGTGGCAGTCGCGATACACCTCGCAGTGCTCCGGCCGACGGTACAGGTGGTGGGCGTGGCCCTCGCCGCCGCCTGAGGCAAACCGCAGCGTCGGCGGTAACCCGCGCGCGGTGAACTCGGCAAACCACTCGATGCTGTCGGGCGCGATGTCGACCAGGCCGGCGCGCGCCAGGTCGATGCCGATATTGGCTCGCGGGAACATCGTCCACCAGCGTCGGATGGTCGCCTCGTCGCAACTGGCGTCGTCGAGCCCGTGCAGCGTCCGCGGATGTTTGCCAGGGCTCTCGCAGCGGGCACGCTTGGGGCAGTCGCACACCCCATCCACCGGCGTGTGCAGCGGGACCACCGGCCAGCCGATCTCGGCGTAGTTCAGGGCAGCGAGGACGAGCGCGTCGGTCTCGGTGGTCGTCATAGGACGTGAACCTCGGGATGAGTGATCAACTGCAGCACGCGCTCGCGGTCGCGCGGCCGGGCCTGCACGAACGTCTGACCGCACGCTTTCAACATCGCGCCCACGTGCCGCTGCTCCGTCTCGAGGTGGCCGCGTTCTGCCTTGAGCTCGAGCCACAACATGTACGGCGGCTTGATCGCGAAGATGTCCGGGAAGCCTTTCTCGATACCGCGGTAGATCTTCGTGCGGCAGCGCGTACACACCACCACGTTCGGCGGAATGTGCAGCCACCACCACCCGAAGACGTCGAGCGCTTCTTCGACCTGCTTCTGCCAGGCGGCTTCGCTGAGCCGCCCATCCATCAGCCGACGGAAGTCGCGACCGTCGAGCGGCGGCTGGGCGGCCCCGGGCTTCTTAACTCGCCGTGCGACCATTCCGTCCCTTCTTTGGTACCGACGGCGGGAACCAGACGTCGAGCGTCTCGCGCGAGATCGCCGACAGGTCGACGACGCGCACCACGCCCGATACAACCTTGATCGAGGCAAAGACGCCGTTGGGGGTGGTGAGATGCGCCGCGAGATCCTCGTCGAGCTCGACCAGGAGCCACCGACTCATGCGCTCAACTTGGTCCTCAACGCGGCGAGAACCTCGAGTTTCTGCCAGCGCAGTTCATGCAGTCTCTCGTGCGACGGCGTGCAATCGATTCCGCCGATAACAATCGGGGGAATCTTCCGAGTCGGCGCCTTCATCTTCGCGAATACGCGATCCATCTCCGTCTGTACCAGGTCGTAGAGTTCTGCCTGCTCAGCACGCGACACGGCAACGTCGGTCATGGCTACTGGTCATCCCCGGGTGACGGACGCGGACCACGCCGAGCACCGGCTCCCACCGCTGCTGGCTCTTTCGCCTTCTTCACGTACGGCTTGAGCCGCAGCAGACGCAGCCGCTGACCACCATCCGACAACTCGGCCCACTCCACGTCCGCGATGGCTTTCTTGCCGACCAGCGCGTCCTCCCAGCCGGAGTCGAGCATCTCGTTGACCTCGTCGTCCGTCAGCCGGTGGCCGACCAGGGCATTGGCGATCTCGCGGCCCGGCGCGATCTTGTTGGTCGCCGG